CGGGACGATGGCCCAGAGTGGATTTGAACAGGCACAACTTGGCACCGCAGCGAATGGCCCCGGTCAAGTAAGTCAGGCACAACTCATCGCCGCTGGTGAAGGTAACGCACAAGCGCTTCTCGCCACGCAGCGTGCCGCGCAAACTCGCGCTGCGCCTTCGGCTGGTGGTGGTGGATTTGCCTCTGACCAAACCGGTGTCGCAGGAGTCGGATACGGCACAAGTTAGGAACTAAGCCGCTGTTTCATACAGACTCGGCAGTATCGGCGTCCTTTGTTGCGGTAGGTATTTTCCTCACTGTAGGGGTGCCCACTGGGACAGTGTGTTTTGGCGGACTGACTCCTGCTAACGGCGTATCTTGCAGCGGGACTCCTGCGGATATTTTCCGAGTGCGTTACTGGCTCTAGGTGTTTTGGATTTACACAGGAACGGTTCCGGCACAGGTGATCTAGTTCAAGTCCTTCTGGGACGGGCCCGACTAATAGAAGGTAAAAATATTTGTGGGCGGACATGCAGTAGTTCTTACCGTCAATCCAACTCATCACGTTCCCATATCCGCTGCGTCGGAGCGATCCCGTCCAGAGCCAACAGGTGTCGGTCTTCTGTACTTTCTTCCAGAGCCTGTCCTCACGCATACACACAGTGTAATTGTTTCAATGCTTGACATAATGACAAGCCTGTGATTTAATTCTCACCAAGCATGTCTGTTGCCTTGGCGTCATAGTTTGACCTAGGTGCGGTGCGATTCCGGCTTGACAATCCATGCCACGTCAAGTTCGCGAGTTGTTCGCATGTGAAGCCATGTTCGGCTATCCCGCGTCGTTACTCCGACGATGGCGCGTACCCAAAGGAGAATTTGAAATGTCAGATCAGAACGAAGAACAACTATCACCAGAAGAACAGCAACTGTCCCCTTCAATTCAGGCTCAACTTCGTCAAGGGCGCAAGGCCGCCAGAGACTTAGAAGCCGCCACTTTGCTCAATGCAAAGCGGGAGAAGATGGATGCAGTTGTCGCAGCAGGTGTACCGAATCACCCCGCACGAGAAGTTGTCTTTGAGAATTACGACGGTCCAATGGACGCCGAGAACATCAAGGCGTACGCCGAGAAGTACGGGATCGTCGCAGTGACACAGCAGGACCAAGGCCCAACGGCTGAGGAAATCGCTGCTCAGAGGCAGATTCTTAATGCAGGTGGTGGAGCGCCCGCCGCATCAGGTGATGTTGACCTCGCAATAGCCATGAGGAACGCCAAGTCCAAGCAGGAGTTGATGGGAATCATTGGTGAAGTCGTAGGTCAGCCGGGTTTCAAGAACCGGGATGGTCTCGTTGGAGTCTGGCCCGAACCGATTTAATTCGGGGCTAGGAGGCCCTTAATACATGGCATATACCACCACGGGGACAGTTGACTACGTACAGACTGCGTACGACATGCTGGCCTACTACGCCCTTCGACCGGAGTTGTACTTCGACCAAGTGGCGGACATCAAGCCCACGAACCAGTCAATGGCCGGTTCTAGCGTTGTCTTTAACGTCCAGAACGACCTGGCATTGGCAACGACCTCGCTCAATGAGTCAACCGACATCACGCCGGTAGCCCTCACCTCAAGCCAAGTCACCCTGACTCTGGCTGAGTACGGTGGTGGCACCATCACCACGGCTGACGTTCGCGCGCAGTCCTTTGTCTCCATTGACGAAGTACAGGCCAACGCCGTTGGTTACTGGGCGGGTCGAACGGTTGACGAAGTGGCGAAGATTCAGCTCCAGGGTGGTTCAAACGTGAACTACTCCGCTGGCCCTGGCGTCACTGCTGGCACGGCGGGACAGCCGCCTACCGCGAGGAACCAAATCACTCCGTTGGACACGATGCGTGCCTACGACATCCGCTACAACGTGGCGGCTCTGAAGCGCAACAACGTCCCTGGATACGGTGGGTACTACCTCACCTTGATCCACCCGGACGTGTCCTTCGACCTCTGGCAAGAGTCGGGTAACCAGGCCCTCATCGCCCCGCACATCTACTCGGCTCCCGAGGAAGTGTTCCGTGGTGAAATCGGCGCCTTCGCTGGTGCGAGGTTCATTGAGACCCCAACGGCTCCGCTGTTCGCGGACGCTGGTTCCTCGACCACCGACACCGATGTCTACGGCACCCTGTTCCTAGGCCGTCAAGCCTTGGCCAAGGTGTGGGCAATGAAGGACGGCAATGGCCCTCACCCGGTCATCGTCATGGGTCCGATCACTGACTACCTCCGCAGGTTCCAGCCGCTCGGATTTAAATGGATGGGCGCGTACGGCGTGTTCCGTAGTGCCAGCATCTGGCGTCAAGAGAGCGCGTCGAGCATCGGACAGAACACGACCGCTGGCGTTGACACCCCGACGGAAGACCTCTAAACGATTCGTAGCGGGGAGAGGCCACTCCCTCTCCCCGCGTAAGACGAAGGAGAGTACATGGCCGAAAAATGTGCCAACTGTGGCAGGGCTGACTTACTTGCTGCCGACATTGCGAACCTGCAATGCCTTGCCTGTGGAAGCCTCACGAGCATCGAGACGGGTCAAGTCGTTACTCCAGTCGCCCAGAACGCGGAACTCTCGGTCATGGGATTCCCCGTTCCTGAACTGAGCAAGGACATCCAAGAGGCCGAACCGAATGACTTCAATCGTCGCGACCGTCCAGGTGACGAAGACAGGCCCCCGGCAGAGTTCACCGGAACGACCGGAACCTTCGATGTCTCGGGAGAGACCGGAGACTCCTCAGTCCAAGAAATCCCTGACGAAGATGGTTCGCACCTCGCGACGCTGACGCCCGAAGCGGTTGAAGCAGCAGGTGCGGTTGAGACGGCCCCAGAAGCCGATTCTGAGCCTGCTCCGACGAGCATTGACCTGACCAAACTCACCCCCGAACAAGTAGCAGAAATCGAGGCAATCGCCAATGGCTGACGCTGACTTGATTGACCTTGCTGCAAAAATCAATGCTTGCAAATCCCAAGACGAGTTGCGCAAAGTGATTAACGACGCTCCCGAACCGATAGGAATGTCGAGAGACAAGAAACTTTCGTGGTTCATTCGCCGCTACGAACGATGGGCCTTTAAGAAATCTTCTCGGCTTCGTTGTTTTCTTGGGATTCACAGATGGGGCGTAGCTGCTAGCCCCGCCGATTGGCGCTGTTCACGTTGCAAGAAAGAGGTAATTCATGGCTGACGAAGCAGACGTAGTACTTAACACCGAGACGACGGGTTCACGTCTTCCCGCAGAGGTTCCGTGGTCGGGTGCCCAATCAGGGCTGGGCTTAAAGCCCGATTTACTCATGATCGCCGGTCAAGAAGAGGTCCCATTACCTCCTCGCCCAGTAAGGGCCGCAGCCAATGACGCGGCATTCGACCACGGGATTATTGCCGAGGGTAGGATGGATGGAGAAATCAATCCGGTGAGGACAATCCCATGGCTATAGATATGCAAGGTGCCCGACAGGTAGGCGTCAGTCCGTTGTCACCAATGGACGTTGAAGGTTCCAGAGGCAAAGACGGGTACGGGGTGAATCTTCCCGAGACCCCCGCTGGCAACCCTGGACCCACTGCCAACTTACGTGGGATTGAACCCAACACCTCAATCGACGCTCCGAGTCAATTCGGAGAACCTGTAATTACCCAGACCTTCGGCTCTGAAGTCCCGAGGGGTGAAGTCTTCAACGCTCCCCAGGACCAACTAGGCGACGTTGACGGAGACGCCCCCGATGGCTGGCAGGTCGCGCAGCGTACCGCGCATGACGTAGTGCCCGACTGGCCTCAGGTTGGAAGTTTCACCAAGTTCGGTGAGCATTACCCGGCAAACGGTGACCAAGACGGTGACGGCGATACCGGGCCCGACACAGATCACGATGGTATGTGATGACGGCCCCAGCTAGCGCAGCGAGAGAACCAGAATCTGGTGGAGCGGACCAGGCGGGCTACACCCCAACTGCCGGAGACGCACGCCCTTACGCTGATGCTGATACCAGCATTGGCGGACACAAGATGGATAACTTCACGTCCCAGATAATGACCCCGCAGAACCTTGTTTCAGACCCCGTGTGGGGAGTAAATGCTCCCGCAGGTGGTATCAACGCGCCATTGGCGCCCGAAATCAAAGTCACAAAAGGAGAATAGAAATGGCAACAGAAGATCAGGCCACAGGTTCGGGAGCGGGTTCGGTCTTTCCG